ACTCCACTGTTATCGGGACAATTCCCGCCTATGCGCCCGCCCGCGTAGGCGCATAGACTGGCATTGTCAGCGCAAATTGATGTAGCCTTGCATCCCGACAGCGCGGGCGAACAAAACCGCATCGTGGCGGCTGTTCAAGTGCTGGATCAAATACTTGGCCTGTTGGACCGCCAAGTCCGAATCGGCGCGGGCGCGCTGATAGACCGAATTGTCGCAGCCGGTCCCGATCAGGCGAGCGTGCGCGCCTATGACAGCGCGCAGTGGGCGCGCAATACGAATAATGGATTTGATGTGCATGTTGTTTTCCCTTATTTTGTAAGAACGTCGAAATAAGCCAGTAGCAGCGCGACGCTGGCGCTGATCAGCAGCACCGCGCCGATGATGTCAAACATGGCGCGGCGGGCTTGGCGTGCGCTGCGGGTTGTGAAGATATTGCGGTTCATGGTTTGGCTTTCATCAAGTAGTTAGCGCGGGCGATGGCGATGCTCAGGCCGTCAGGCGTGCGCGCGTAGGTGCTGTCGGGGATGCTATGCGTTATGCCGGACGCCATCACGCTATAGCCGGTTTTATGGTCCAGCACCCAGTAGCGGCCGGCTTCGTGTTTGATCTGTGATTCGGTCATTTGTTGCCCTCCTGTTGTTGAAGTCTTCATTGTAAACAAATTCTTTGCACTGTCAAGCATTTATTTACTAAGTGTTTACACCTAGAATTTTTGCCCGTGTGTTGACTTCGGCGAGCGGCTTGCCGTTGACGTTGACATACACCACACCTTTAGGCGTGCGCTGCTCTAACGCTACATGCGCGGGCAACTCATGCCGGCAAATTTGCTTGATGGATAGCGCCTGATTTCGGCTAATCAGGCCGCGCACCTGGTAAATCGCCAGCGCTGATTCCAAGTAATCGGCTGTTTGGCAGTGGATAGCGGGCATGAGTGTCTGTTTGGTAGGCATTACGTTTTTCCGTATAAGTTGAGGGAATCGTAATTCTACCACTGTCTGTATTTGTGCGTCAAGGTGTTTTTTATGTGGACAATGTGGGCAGTGTGTGGATAGCGAAAAAGGCGGGGGGTTGTCCATGCGCTGCCATAGGGGAAACGAGGCTGTGTGGACAATGTGGACAATGTATATCTAAAGATAATAAAATATCACATATACTGTATAGATATACAGTGGTGTATTTATACGCTATTGTCCGGCGCTAATTTGAAACTATGGTCCAAAGTGCCCACATTGTCCACACTTTGCCCACGTCAAAACGCCAGCGATTACGCATGTGGACATTGTGGACAACTGTCCAACACATTGTCCACATTGTCCACACTCTGCTATCTAATCGATAGCATGTCTGCTATCTAATCGATAGCACATTGACCAACTGACCAGGTTGCAAGCCGCCGATGTTTGTGGACATGTCCACATTGTCCACACGTCAGACTGGCGCGTAAGTGAGTGCTCACTACCGCTTGGCATGTTAGTGAGTGCTTGCTGACTTAGGGGTGGGGGTAGGGAGGGCCGAGCGCTAGCCGCTGCGGTGGCGTAGGGGCCACGAACAAAATTTTTTTTAATGTAAACTCAAAGCACACGCAAACCGTGGCTGGAGAACCCATGTTTCACTCACTGCCCTACGCGCCCCGCGAAGTCAAAGCGACTGAGGCGCGCCTCAACGCCATCTACGAAGCCGCCAAGCTGGGCCTTAAAGGCGACACCCTTGCATTGGCTGCTGGCATGTTGCCCCAAGAATACCGGCAACTGTGCCAGCTTGACCCCATCGCAGAGATGGCGGCGATGAAGGGCAAAGCCGATGGCGAAGTCACGGCGTCGCAGCAACTGCACCAAGCCGCAGCCGAAGGCGACGCCAAAGCCAGTCTGGCTATCTTGCAACACGTCCACGGTTGGGTCGCCAAGCAGGCGATCACCATCGACGTAGACCAACGCATCTCAATCACCGGCGCACTGGCCGAGGCCGAGCGCCGCGTCATCGACGTGATCGCACATGACGTATCCGACATGAACATCAACCAAGCCACCAATGCAAACTACCAAATACAGCGCTGAAGACGAACAAGAGTTGATGGCGCGGCTGTGGTCGCCCCAGATCAAGGACAACCCGCTGGCGTTTGTGATGCTGCTGTTCCCGTGGGGCGTCAAGGGTACGCCACTGGAACACTTCAGTGGGCCGCGCAAGTGGCAGCGCGAGGTGCTACAAGACATCGCCGCGCACATCAAGCAAAACGGCGGCAAGATCGACTTCGACACCTTGCGCGAAGCGGTCGCGTCAGGCCGTGGTATCGGTAAGTCGGCCCTCGTCAGTTGGCTAGTGATCTGGATGTTGACCACGCGGATCGGCTCCACCACCATCGTGTCGGCCAACAGCGAATCGCAGTTGCGTAAAGTGACATGGGCCGAGATCACCAAGTGGCTGGCGATGGGGCTGAACAGCCACTGGTTTGAAGTGAGCGCCACCAGCTTGCAGCCAGCCAAGTGGCTGACCGAGTTGGTCGAGCGCGACCTGCGTAAGGGCACCAGGTACTGGGGCGTTGAGGGCCGGCTGTGGTCGGCTGAGAATCCAGACGCATTTGCCGGCGTACACAACATGGACGGCGTGCTGGTCATCTTTGACGAGGCCAGCGGTATCGACGACGCCATCTGGGCGGTGACGGCGGGTTTCTTTACGGAGAACACGCCCAACAGGTTTTGGTTTGCGTTTTCCAACCCGCGTCGCAACACGGGGTACTTCTACGAGACGTTTCACTCCAAGCGCGATTTCTGGAGCACCAAGGTGGTGGACGCCCGCACGGTCGAAGGGACGGACAAGCAGGTCTACCAGCAGATCATCGACGAGTACGGGCCGGACTCAAGCCAAGCGCACGTTGAGGTGTACGGCCAGTTTCCAAGCGCGGGCGATGACCAGTTCATCGGGGCCAACACGGTCGATGAAGCCATGAAGCGGGTCAAGTATCAGGACTTGAGCGCGCCTATTGTGATCGGGGTAGACCCAGCGCGGTTCGGGGCTGACGCTACGGTGATTGCAATCAGGCAAGGGCGGGATATTGTCAAGATCATCCGGCACCGGGGCGACGACACCATGACGGTGGTCGGGTATGTGATTGAAGCAATTGAGGAGTTCAAGCCCACGCTGGTAGTGATCGACGAGGGCGGGCTGGGGGCGGGCATCGTGGACCGGCTCAAGGAGCAGCGCTACAAGATCAAGGGCGTAAACTTTGGCAACAAGTCGAAAAACCCGATTATGTACGGCAATATGAGGGCGCAAATGTGGGGCGATATGCGGGAATGGCTGAAAACGGCCAGTATTCCGAACGACAGGTTCTTGAAAACCGACCTTATTTCGCCTATGATGAAGCCAGATTCACGGGGAACCATCTTTTTGGAGTCCAAAAAAGACATGAAAGCGCGTGGTTTAGCTTCGCCAGACGCTGCTGACGCTATTGCAGTGACGTTTGCCTTTCCCGTGGCGCATCGGGGCGAGTACAATGCGCGCACAACCACCCGCCGGACGTATGCAGACACTTCGGCGACTACTTCATGGATGGGAAGCTAAAAATGCCACTCGTTAAATCAAAAACGCCGGAAGCATTCCGCAAAAACGTCAAGGCTGAAGTGGCCGCCGGCAAACCCGTCAAGCAGGCGGTCGCAATTGCTTACGCAGTCAAGCGCGAAGCGAAGAAAAAATGACCCTGAAAGCGCTTCAAAATTGCGTGCTAATTGAGCCTGACGTTGAGAAGCAGGGGCTGATTGAGCTTTTGTCTTCGGAAAAACAGGAAACAGGTATAGTTGTCGCTGCCGGCCCTAACTGCGAAGACCTTAAAGTTGGCGACCGCGTGTATTTTGGTGTGGCGCAAGAGTTTACGCACGACAAAAAATATGTTGTCATGCGCGAAACGCATGTTCTAGGAGTTTTTAATGGCTGACCCAACAGGCATTGTTGCCGCCGCAGCCGTAGCTGTTGGCGGTTCGGCCAAAGACAAAACCAACGCCAGCGTGCTGGCTACCGCCCGCGCCCGTCTGGACATGGCAATGTCGGCTCTGTCCGAGTCGCGTGAAGATGAAGTCGATGACCTGAAGTTCTACGCCGGTTCACCCGACAACCATTGGCAGTGGCCTGCTGACGTGCTGGCGACTCGCGGTGCGGTGCAGGGTCAGACGATCAACGCCCGCCCGTGCCTGACGATCAACAAGCTGCCGCAGCATGTGCGCCAAGTTACCAACGACCAGCGGCAGAACCGGCCAGGTGCCAAAGTCATCCCCGTGGACGACAAGGCCGATGTGCAAGTGGCCGAAATCTTCAACGGCATGATTCGGCACATTGAGTACATCTCTGATGCGGATGTGGCCTACGACACGGCCTGCGAAAACCAAGTGGCTTACGGCGAAGGCTACTTGCGCCTGCTGACCGAGTATTGCGACGACAACACGTTTGATCAAGACATCAAGATCGGGCGCATCCGCAATTCGTTTTCGGTCTACATGGACCCGATGATCCAAGACCCGACTGGTGCGGATGCCAAGTATTGTTTTATCACCGAAGATTTGACCCGCGCAGAGTACGAGCGCCAGTACCCAGACGCGGCCCCCATCACAACATTGCAGTCGCTGGGCGTGGGCGACCAGTCGATCAGCAACTGGCTGAACGAAGACACGATCCGCATCGCCGATTATTACTACGTTGATTTTGACCGCGCCACGCTGAACTTGTACCCTGGCAACATCACCGCCTTTGAAGGCACACCCGAAGACAAGCAGCTAAAAGCCATTTACGGCAAGCCCAAGAAAAGCCGCGAGTCTGACCGCCAAAAGGTCAAGTACTGCAAGATCAACGGCTACGAAATCCTTGAGCAACGCGACTGGGCGGGCAAGTACATCCCTGTTATCCGCATCGTTGGCAACGAGTTTGAAGTCGATGGCCGCTTGTACGTGTCGGGCTTGGTGCGTAACGCCAAGGATGCCCAGCGCATGTACAACTACTGGG